GCCTACGGTGATATGGTCGTTTGGCTTTTCCATGAAACTCTCCACACACGATTTTTGGTTGCATGAATCCCTTGCCAGTGACGGCAATAAAAAACTTTTGGGATTCGTTTAAGTTGGCTGGTGAGTTACTGCAATAACCCACAGCCCGATTACTCCACACACTTGAAAGGTTGCTGCGGTGCCGGGTGCCTCCCGGTGCTCTGGTCAGACTGACAAACCTCAGAGCGGAAACTCTTAGACTGTATGCAATCTTTGTCAGTCTTCCGCGTGCGCTAGCCGCATTCACCACAACGAAAAGGACACTTACTCCACGTCTCTAAAGCGTTCGAAAACACCCGCTTTGCAAATGCCCTTATCGTTGTGAAAAAGGGCGGTTAAACCAAAACACTTTGAGTAACCGCCAACACAGCAATTCCGTACTCTTAAAACGCTGGACCCCAAACTACGTTTTCAACATCACACTGCACACTCACCACTACTGCATCACCACAGCAGATCACATCGGCATCCGGGAAGAGGCGCAGAAAGGTAACCAAGTCCTTTACCGATGTGTTCGACATATTCTTAATCATCTTCATTTCCGCCTCTTCAGAGAGAGCTAAATGCCAAATCGTAAGAGGCGATTAACACTGGTAACCCCTTTGTTGGATATAATGTAGGATAACCAACAATAAGGTGTCAAGTGTCTTTGTAGGAAGTCCTACATTTAGGGCGAAAAAAAACCGGATGGGTATCCGGCTTAGTTTTTATGAGGGAGGAATTAGAACTCCATGATGACTTGTTTTACCACTCCGACGATCCGGCAGTTCCCATCACATTCAATGGTTTTGTAATTTGGGTTGAGAGGAACAAGGTAGCGGTGAGGGAAGTCCTCAACAAACTTTTTTAGGGTAGCTTCTGACCCGCCATCAATATGAGCAACAACAATTTTCCCATTGATTGCGGCAACATCATGAATTTCAGGCTCAACGATGACAATCGAATCTTCAGGAATGGTTGGATTACCGTGTGGATTCGTCATTGAGTCGCCACGAACCCTCAGTGCAAACGCCTTATCAGAGACCGATGCAGTGGTGTAGAGCCACATTATTGCCTCATTGCGGGTTAACCCAGGGTCAGTAGCTGTCCAGCTGCCAGCCTGTACCCATGAAATTAAAGGCACCTCTTTTGCACTGACTTGAGCAGGTCTTAGTAATGGGCTTGATATGGATTCTCCTTTCCCACTAACCAACCAGGTAGGGTCGCATTTAAGCGCGTCCGCGAGTGCCTGAAGGTTAGCCCCGTTTGGCTGGTAATCGTCCTTCTCCCAGCCTGTAACAGTCACGCGATTAACACCGGCCTTTTCTGCCAGTGCTTGTTGCGTGAGATTAAGTTCTTTCCGCTTAAGACGGATGCGTTCACCCATATTCATCATGTAGGCGATCCTACCAAAATCGTAGGTAAGAATCTTGACATTCATATGTTGGATATCCTACATTGCGTGTCACGCCAACCCATTAAAGGAATTGCTCTCATGAGGAAGCAGGACGTTATTAAATTTTTTGGAGGGGTATGTAAAACCGCAGCAGTTTTGGGAATTAAACATCCGTCAGTTTCTGAGTGGCCGGAAGTTATTCCTGAGGGTCGTGCATACCAGATCGAAAAAATCACCAAAGGCAAACTGCGCTTCGATGCGTCGTTGTACCAAAAAGATACAGGCCAAACGGCCTGACTGTAACTACCGAAGGGAAAGAGAAATGGTAGACACAATCAACACAGCAATTCGGCTGATGTGCAAAGCACATAAAGCGGGTCGTTTAGGTATGGCTGATGACTTAGGCATGACCATCGATCAGTTTCACAACCACATGTATCGCAAGTGTGGCAGTCGCTTTTTCACTCTGGATGAACTCATGAAGATGGAAGAGTTATCCGGTACGGCATGCCTTGCAGACTTCTTTGCAACACGTCACGGAAAGCTGCTGGTGGATGTCTCAGCAGTGAAAGAGGTGGATAAGGTCGATTTGTACGACATCGAGATGAAAGCGAGCGCAGCAGCTGGTGAGTTAGCCATAGCGAAGATTGCCGCAGCGTCTGACGGTGTGATCGACCACCATGAGCGTAAAACCCTGTCCGCGCTATTCCACAAAAAGATGCGCCACCAGATTCACGGCTTCCTTGGTTTCATGGCGTTGTATGGCGTCGGCGTCGCTGAGCATTCAGTGGATATTTTCGTAGCGAATGGCAGGAAAATTGATGCTTCAGGTATGCAAATCGAAGTGCAGGACATTTGAAATGAAAGGTTTTTTTAGCCCCAAAAAAGTGACACCCGCAGGATTGCAGTCCCCGGGTGTCTGTCGCGATTTTATCAACGTGTGTGGAGAATCAATCGCATGTCCATTGTAAGCCAAAAAATAACAGTTGAGCAATTCCGTTGCCGCTTTATTGCTGGCGTCCCTGTGTATGAGCAAATCATACCGACCGCTGGCGAACCTAACAACTACCAGCCAACTACACGTTTGGTAGTTGAGTCTGCCTGGAAAAACTTCTACAGCCGTCCGGCTCTGTCGGGGTTGATTTGATGGAAAACGAAATCATCAAGCCTTGGGTAGAGCGCTATAAAGACCCGCGCGGCGTTATTGTGGAAACAGTGGGCGTAGACGTTGTAAATCATCGTGTGATTTACATGCGCCCTAACTACCCGCATCAGTGCATGCAGCCACGCGTTCTGTTCAGTCAGAAGTTCAGGAAGGTGGCGCCATGAGTTTATTGCTGAAGGTTAAGCCTCTGGTCATTAGTCCAGCTCTGGCGCAGCGCATTGGGCTGAATGAGGCCATTGTGCTGCAACAAATTTGCTACTGGCTGGAGGACACCACTTCAGGTGTTGATCACGATGGCAAGCGCTGGATTTACAACACCATTGAAGACTGGAATGAGCAGTTCCCTTGGTGGTCGTCAGATACCGTTAAACGCGCTCTTACCTCACTTAAGAAAAGTGGGTTGATCTACGTTGAACAGTTAAAAAAGACGCAGCATGACCGCACGAATTTTTATGCGATTAACCACGCAAACCCACTGCTGACCGATGAGGGCAATTTGCACTCATCGAAGGATGCAGGTTGCACTCATCGAAAAGGGCAAGCTGCACTAATCGATAAGGGCACTTTAACCTCATCGATGGGGGCAAATTGCACTCGTCTTACAGAGAATACAACAGAGATTACTACAGAGATTACTACAACCCCTTCTTGTCAGGTTGCGTCGCAACCAGACGATGAGTGGTCACTGGTTAATCGTTCTCGAGAAGTTTTGCGCCACCTGAACAAAGTTACCGGCGCTAAGCACACTGAGGCTCAGTCGTCGATGGGCCACATCAAATCCCGGTTGAAAGACTCATTTACGGTGGAAGAGCTTTGCCTGGTGGTGGATTACAAACACGCGCACTGGGAAGGAACTGAGGAATATCAGTACATGCGTCCCAAAACGCTGTTCATCCCCGGCAATCTGCCTGGATATCTACAGTCAGCGACAAAGTGGGATAAGGCCGGTCGCCCACCACGTTCTGAGTGGAATGCTCTAAAGCGCAACATGCAGCGGGATATCACAGTGATTCCGCAACCTGACAGCATAGTGCCTCACGGCTTTCGCGGCGCATAAGGGGATAGAGCGATGATTAACCACGAATCAAAAATTCTTGAACTGATTACCCGCAATGGTCCGCTGAAGGTTCGCGAACTCTGCAAGCTAACCGGCCTGCATGAGACATCGGTGAAGCGCTTTATCAAACCGTTGTTCACCAAAGGACTGCTAAAGCGTGCCAGCGACTGGAGCTACTCGATCAACACCGCCCCGTTACCGGTTGAGAGCGAGAGATACAGCCACAAAGCTAAGCAGGCCGCTGAACTGGAAAGCAAAGGGTTCTGGCTGCGTGCAGCTCAGGTATGGCGTGAGGCCATGCTGGTGGCTAAGTTCGACGCATCACGTAACGAAGCCAAAGAGAACTGCGACCGCTGTGCAGTAAGAGGCTCACTCAACTGTGGCAGCTACGGTGGCCTTGATACAGGTCGTATCGGTGAAAGCTTCCTGAGTGAGGTTCGCCAATGAAAGCGCACCTGAAGAGCCACTATCAACGCAATGAGATTTTCTACCAAGCCATCCGCACCGCAGCGGTGATGATTGTCGCCCTGATTATTGTCCTGACATGGGAGTTGACCACAGCATGAGTACTTTAGCGCGCATTTACGACGATAAGAAAAACAGCGACATCGATATCACTACCCGCAAAACCTACCTTCTGGGCGTTGATGAGCTGTATGTTGAAACTAATTACAACATCCGTGATATCGATCAGACCCATGTCGAGGAATTCCGGGATGCCTTTATCGCTGGTGAGCATGTGCCTCCGCTGGCTGTTAAGGTCACGGAGAAGGGCATTAAGATTATCGACGGTCATCATCGTTACTACGGTGCGAAGCTGGCACAGGAAGCAGGCTACACGCTGCGCCTTGAATGTAAGGACTTCGTGGGCAGTGAAGCGGACAGCGTGGCATTCATGGTCACAAGCAGTCAGGGGCGCGCATTGTTGCCGCTGGAACGTGCAGCCGCCTATCAGCGCCTCGTGAATCAGGGCTTAGAGCCAGCTGAGATTGCCGCCAAGGTGAAGCGTTCGATCACCGATGTAGAACAGCACCTGCAGCTGCTGACCGTTGGCGAACCGCTGATTGAGATGGTGAAGTCTGGCGAAGTGGCAGCGACCACAGCAGTAGCTCTGCAGCGTGAGCACGGCGTAAAAGCATCATCGGTAGCGCGGGAGCAGATGCAGAAGGCGAAAGCAGCAGGCAAGAAGAAGCTGACCAAAACAGATGCTATGCCGCAATTCAGCGCCGCTCAGGCACGCAAGTTGGTAGAGCTGATTGCTAAGCATTGCCAGACCGAGCAGGACGAGGAGGGTGCTCGCATGACACTTACTTTTGAAACTGACCTGCAGGCGGCTGAGCTGATGGACATTGTTCTGATCGCCAAAGAGCATTACGGCGTGACTCAATCAGTAAACGAACAACCGAACCCGGTTAAGGCTGAGAACGTCGATGGTGATGACCTGCCACTGCTGAAGCACGAAATTCTTGAGCAGAGCGGCGTTGAAGTGTGGGCGTGCGTTATTGCCGCGTTCAAAATGAAAGCCGAATACACCTACAGCGAATCCAAGTGGGCGCATACCTGGGCGGCAGACTCCGTAGAGAACCCTACCTGTGTAACAGTGCCAGCAGAGACGATTGCCAGCGCAGTCCGCCTGATCAAACAGCATCAGGATGATCTTGAACTGAAGCTGTGGGTATCAGAGCAGTACGATAATTCAGAGCTGGCAGCAGAGCAGCTGCAGCGCTTCTCAGCGGTTCTGATTGAAGTTCGCCAGGACAAGACCTGCACGGTTCAGAAGTTTATCGAACTGGTGGAGCAGACCGACCGTGATTGCTGGTCAAACATCCGCATGCTGCGTCAGGCCGTTCGTGAGGTGGTTGGTCAGATGACTATCCCTGATGTGGGAGAGAGCGCTGCATGAAGTTAACCCTTCCGTTCCTGCCAAGCGTTAATACGTACTGGCGTAACACCAGAAAGGGAGTATTAATCAGCGCCTACGGGCGCTGTTTCCGCTCCAATGCATTTGCCGCCGTTCTTCAGCAGCTCAAACGCCGCCCGCATCAAATTACAGTGAACGTAGAGGTAAGCATGCTGCTCTTCCCGCCAGACAAGCGACAGCGCGATCTTGATAACTAATCCTAGGAAACCTTTGATAGTATTATACATGCGGGTATTTTGGCCTATGGAAGCTTAATAAAGCTAATTACCGTTATGTGAGAAAATCAAGTTAAGTGTGACGAAGCTAAGGTTATCATTAAATATTTCACATCCGTAAGATATTAACCTGGACATTCTTTTATTAGAGAAGCTATTCTCATAAAAAAGATGATAATTTTTAAATATACTAGATGGGGCGTGGATTTCACGATAATATAAACAGTCAGCAGCTTGCAAGCGTATGAGCTTGTTGAAATCCAACCAGCTTAGTAGGTTGGATTTCGCAGTCCAGCAGTGCTTCACTTTTAAATATAGCCTATAGGTAGTTTTCAAAAAAGAAGGTCTCCATATGCCATTAAATAGCTCTTATTTCACAGGAATTGAAGTTTACGATAATCTAAAAATTAGTGAGTATGCATCTGATGTTCTTACTAATTTGTGTAAATGGGCTGAAGAAAGCCATAAGGTTAAGAGGGAGATAAAATTCACAATTCGTGAAGATTCATACAATTTAAATGCAGGGTTTAATTACGAAAAAAATACTGTTGTGATAAATTATGCTTTAATTCAAGAGATATATCGCAATTGCATGCTTTTTCCTCTTTATAAATCTGAGATGAGTGATATTGATGAGCTAGAAAGTTATGTTGCCTACCTAAGGTATCAATTCAGAAGCAGGGTGTTGTTTCATGTTGAGGATGGAGTTCCAAGAATTAGAAGGCATTATGCTTCAGATTTTTCCAAGGAGAAAACAAAAGAAGCTCTTGAAAAATATAGTGAAGTTTTGAAAGAAAAACCATTCTTGCAAGAAAGTTTTGAGGAAAATAATACTTTAGCTAGATTTATCATGTTTGAGTTAGCTTTAACATTCTTATTTTTTCACGAGATTTCTCACCACTTTCAAAGTCATGACCTCATTAAAAGTAATTTTAGTGCAGATGCCATTGAAGAAAAGAACAAACAACAACAGGCACGTGAGATCCTTGCTGACCTCCAGGCTATGGATCTAACATTTGCATACATTACAAGAAAGAATAAAGTCATTGATTCTGGTAATGCATATTTTCTTCATTGTGGGTTAAATGTGTTATTTCTTATCTTGCATCATAATAATAACGGCTTATATTCTGGAAGAATACACTCTTTGGGTAATCACCCAAACCCTGTGTTAAGGGCTCAATTTATACGTTGCGCCTTTATAGCTATTTTTATTAATCTTCAAAAAGATCCTACAACAGATATAGTGGGTCATGAGATTTTAGGTTTGACTGTTCTAGCTTTAAAGGCGCTGTTATGTGCAGATATTTACTGGTGTTTGCTGCTAGGTAAAGAGGAAGGTGATGAAAGATCAGTCTTTATGGAACAATCATCAGACTCACATTATAATGAGTTACATAAAGAGATGGTTTCTTTGATAAATTACATTGAGTTGCAGCATAAATTTGTAATGCATTCAAAAAAGAATATAGATTATGAAATGGAACTTCTTAACCAAAAGGTTTTTGATGAGTTCATTAGCCAGATCCGAAATCCTCCAAATGTATTCTAACCGCGTTTGCATCCTATAATAAAGGATAGCATCAATGAAACCTTTGAGTTAAATACAGCTAATTTTTCAGCGGGGTGGTTATTATAAAAATAGAATCTCAAGAAGGGTTATTTAAAATAACAATATATATTTTTAATTATTATTTGTTGCTCGGTATCAAATCAGGTAGATTAAAAGTAGCTATAATGGATCAAAGGAATAGTGTGGAATAAACTTTAATGGCATTTTAGTATAGATGCTTAAGGCATAGAGCTGATGCTAACTGTATAGGTTGGGCCCTTTTACTTGCAGGTGATGGGTCGGGACCATCTAAAAACGTTGTTCCAGTGTGTGGAGAGGTCAAAATGCTGAATCAATCAGCGGGCGCTATTGCGCCTGTAGTCAATGCTATTCAATCCCCAATCATGACCAGCCGTGAGATTGCCGAACTGACAGGCAAAGAACACAAAAATGTCACTGTAGATATCCGCCGTATGCTGGATGACCTGGGAGAAGATGCGCTGAAATTCCAGCGTATCTATTTCGACACCATGAACCGGCAGCGAACTGAGTATCACCTCGACCGTGAGCATACCGAATGCCTTATCACCGGTTACAGCGCCATTCTGCGCATGAAAGTGATCAAGCGACTGCATGAGTTAGAGGAACGCCAGCCAGTTAAAATCCCTCAGACCTTTGCCGAGGCACTCCGCTTGGCCGCCGAAGCGGAAGAGGAGAAAGAGCGCCTGCAGCTGCAGCTAACGGAAGCCGCACCAAAGGTTGCGTTCGTGGATCGCTACGTCACTGCCACCAGTTCAATGACATTTCGACAGGTAGCAAAACTTCTTGATGCTAAAGAGCCAGAGCTTCGCCTGTTCCTGATTGAAAGCCGGGTTATGTACCGGCTCAATGGCGTCCTGACTCCTTACAGCCAGCACATTGAAGCTGGTCGATTTGAGGTCAGAACCGGAACCACTACAGAATCAAATTACATGTTCAGTCAGTCACGCTTTACCGCTAAGGGTGTCCAGTGGATTGGTGGGCTATGGACCGCTTATAAGGCTACAGGCGGTGCTGAGTGAGAGCACTGCTTACACCGGAAATAGCACCGCGCACCGGTATTGTGCTGTTCAAACCGGGGCCGGAACTGCTGAAGCTGTTTAGATCTCGCGTTGTGATCAGCACTCCTACAATGGATATGGCAGACCTACCATCAGGGCGACTGAATGACGGTACACAACCGCTGCTTGATGAACCCTCACTGATTCCCTTCTTCGGCCACGAACGTGTGATAGCGGCTGCTGGTGGTCCTAATGCGCTGGCATCCTTCGTCCAGTCATTTGGTTGCTGTCAGTGGGAACAGCCCGAAACATGGCATCACCATGAATTCACAGTGTCAGAAATCGAAAACGGCCTGGTGTCTCTTTGCTACAGCCACGATAATGAGTTCAGGGAAAACGGCGTCCCCGGTAGCCTTGAGAATATCGCCAAAGGCAACACCGCACTCTGGATAATCAGAGCTGCATGCAGCCAGATGGCGCTAAGCGGCGATCACCAGATGACACTACCGGAATTATGCTGGTGGGCCTCACTGAATGACCTGATTGATTTGATACCGGAGGCACCAGCGCGGCGCGTTCTGCGCATGCCAAAGGAAGCCATACAGGCTGGCGAACTCAAAGAGTCGCGGATTGTTCCGATGCGTCCGGCACGCGAAGTTATTCAGGATGCTGCTCAGGTCGTCAAAAAGATAATCAGCTTACGTACTGACCCGGAATCACCAGAATCATTCATGAAGCGGCCCAAGCGTAAGCGCTGGGAGAGTGAGAAATACACACGGTGGGTTAAGTCGCAGAGCTGCGCATGTTGCGGCAGTCAGGCGGACGATCCTCATCACATCATCGGACATGGACAGGGAGGAATGGGAACAAAGGCCCATGATTTATTCGTGATACCGCTTTGCAGGGCGCATCACGACGAGTTACACCGCGACCCAAAACTTTTTGAGTCGAATTATGGCAGTCAGGTTGAGCTGCTATTCAGGTTCCTGGATTTCGCGATTGCAGTCGGCGTTATCGGGACAGATAAAAAATAAAGTGTGTGGAGAGGATTAAATATGCGTGACATGTCACAGGTATTAGAGCGCTGGGCTGGCTGGGCAAAATCGGACAGCAGCGGTGTGGATTACTCATCAATTGCGGCAGGCTTTAAAGGCTTGCTGTCACAGGATTCAAAATTAACGCTCACTTGCAGCGATAATGACGGATTAATCATTGAGGGCTGT